GATGATGTAAAGCTATGAATTCTGTATGAACCAGAAGTAGTAAGTGTTCCACCAGAAGGTAAACCAATAACAGTTTTAGATACTGAATTTGAAGATGGAGTTCCATCTGCGTTAATAACTGATACCGAAATTGTATCACCAGCAGTTTGTCCATATACTGCTGATGGGACTGCTGTTGTTACAGAACCACTTGATACTGTGACTCCAATAACTGATGCAACTGTTACTCCACCTTCTTTATAAAATATATCAACTGTATCAGTTGCATTAGTTAATGCAATTACTAAGTTGCTTGTCACCCCAGCATAAATTGTTCCTGTAACAGAATCTACTGAGGGAATTAAGTTAGTATTTATCCAAGCAGAACCATCATAGAATTCTAATGAACCAGTTGTTGAGTTGTATCTAGATTCACCTGTATCTGGACTGCCTGGGCGTTGAGCAGTAGTGCCAGCAGGCATACTAAATCCACCAGTAGAAGTATTTGCAGTATCAGAAACAGCAGCAGGAGTTACTGCGGCAGCAGCAAGCTTGGCAGCAGTCACAGAACCATCAGCAATATCAGCAGTAGATACTCCACCATCTCCAAGTCCACTTGCCGTAATTTTATCAATTGCCATTTTTTATATTTCCTCTATTAAGCGACAGTACAGCCGATGTTATTAATAACAGTCCAACCAAGAGTTGTGACGTATACCAATACAACTGTGTCACCCACATCATTCATTGTAATTGTTGTACCGTTTGCAAAAGTTGTTGGAGTAATAGTACCATCACCACCGTCTGCAACCATTGTAATAATTTTAAGTTGTCCCACAGTTCCGTTTGCAAGTGTCAATGCATCAGCAGCAGTTGTTGTAACTTCTGTTACACCAGTTACTACATCAATTGCACCAGCACCAGAAAGTGTCTGTACACTTGTCTTTAAGTCTGCAAGAGTTTTGTTAGTAAGTGTATCTGTTGTTGATCTACCCACAACAGTCTCATCTGAGATTGCTGTATTTAATTCTGCCATAGTACCAGTAACAGTGTTATCTGTCAAGTCAATTGACTTGTTAGTAAGGGTATCAGCAGATACCAAACTTACCAAAGTTGAGTTTGCACCAGCAGGAAGTAACATTGTGTTTGTTACTGCCGCACTGTGTGGTTGTGGTTTGATTGTCTGCCCATGAGCGTTTGTCTCACAGTTAAGGATTACTTGTCCTTCTGTTGCAGAACCATCACCACGAACCTCAACGATTTGAGTTGCAGCGTTAAGTTGCAAGTTGCCAGATGTTGTTGAAACATTACCAGTTACATCACCAGTGATATTACCAGTGAATGTTCCTGTAATTGTTTTACCTGTTAGTGTCTGAGTTGCAGCCAGTGTGACTACAGGATCAGCTGAAAGAGCAGAACCAGTTCCCAAATAGGTATAGAGTTCTACGAAGTTGGCGTTGACTTTGCCTGCGCCAGTGCGAAGATCGTCACCTGTGCCGTCATTCGCAGAAGTTCCCCGCCCAATTGATTGATATGCCATTTCTGGTTTCTCCTAAAGTTTATCTTTACAATGTTATTTATAAGGTTTCGTCAAAGGTATGAACACTTTCATCAAAGGAAATATTCAATGCGTCCATTTGTTTTGATGGAGCACCTTCATCGAAACTGTTTCCTGTTTCATCGAATGAGAAAGTATCCTCATCCAAAGATGTATAATATAGTCCAGAAGTTGCTAATGGAGCACCTTCCTCATCAAACAGATTTCTTGTATTATCAAATGTCAAGAATGTTTGATCAAATGCGTTTGTTGTATTAGATGATACAATGATTTCGCCTGGGGGCGGAACATTGATTTTTGTTGTATATGCAGTAGCAGGAATATTACCAGAACTATCAGAGACTTCATTGATACGATACTGTCCAAACTGTTCAATAGGATAGTATGCACGATTGTTATCATTATTCCTTGCAGTTCTACGAATGCCTGGATAGTGTGGTATGTCCTCTGTGGTTTCAATAGGTGGCACTGCAAATGCATACTTAGGCAACAAGTCTAGTGTTGGGCCAGAATAGAATGACTGACTGTTTGCAACTGCAAATCGAACACTGACTGATGAAGTAAGTGTAACTTCTCTCTTTCCACTTGGAAGAAGTTCCGAACTTCCATCCATTGGATTGCTTCTGAGAGTTGTTCCATCTGTAGTTGTTCCCAACCTTCTTCCAAAGATTGTGGTGAAGAGGTTTGTAAATGTCGATGCAAGTTCTGGTGTAAATGTATCTGGTGAACCACTATCTGTAACAGAACCAGCGGCAGGGTTTTGAATCCTTGCAGCAACTTGTGATGCAAAAGATACTTCACCGAACACGTTCCAACCAGCAGGGTGAACTGATCTTCTGATTGATTCACGCCAAAGATTAATTGATTCACCAATACGAACAACATATGAATAATCTTGATAGTAATATGAATCTTGAATACGCATTGTATCCACAGAGACTTTACCTCTATCTGTAACAAAGTTACCGACAGTTGTTCCTACTGTACCAATAGTAGATGTTGCCTGTGCGGGCGTGGATTGATGAACTGTTGCTGTTGCACCAGTGATAGATGTTATCACATCATCTTGATTAAACCCAACAGAAGTTTGGAGTTCAAGAATATTTCTTGCACTATCAAAGTCAACTACAGTTCCATTGTGACTTGTCAGTGTATCACCAGCAGCAAATGCACCACTCACATTCTTTACGAGAATGTTTCTGTTTAATGTAATTGTTGGTTGAGAAGAATAATCCAAACCAAAGTTTGTAATAGAGACACCCTCAAGATGTCCAACCATTGGTGATACAGTAGATGCTGCAAATAGACTTGCACCAGAACCAGTTGTCGTTGCACTATCAGAAACAAGAGGAAGTTTAATAAAACCATTGCCCCTGTTAATCATGTGAACTTTGGTTATCTCACCAATCTCAGATGACAATCCTAAATCATTAAAGGTTTCTTCTTCAAGAATAATCTGTCCACCATCTTCCATTACAAGGAAGTCTAATTCACCAACAGTTTGTTCTTTACTAATATATTGAATGTCATCATCAGTAACAATCAAGTCACCATCTTCTGTGATGATATTGTCTGGCGATGTTGACTGTTCTAGATTAAACGCACCACCAACTACAGCAATCTTTGCACGAACATCTTTACCTTCTGTGCTTGTCAAATCAAAACGAACTTCTTCACCTATAGTGTAACCACTACCACCACTCTCAATAACAATCTCATCAATAGAACCGGCACCAGCAGATTCAACACGAGCAGATGCAGCATTATTACCACCCCCACCAGTAACTTGAACTGGATCGCCAGTTGTATGATATGCACCACCAACTGTTACATTTGCACCAGTGACAATACCTTTGACTATTGCAGAGATTTCTAAATCGAGTGTGGTATCTGTTGTCGTAACAACTTCACCAGCAATAAATGTTCCAGTAACAGAGTTTGCATCCACATTGATTTCTGCGATAAGGTCTGCACCTTCTCTAAACTTAATGATTGTAGCAATAAGTGCAGTAGCACCAGATGTTGCACCAGTAAGTCTCTGTCCTATCGCTTTGGTAAAGTCTGAAGTTCCATCTTCAATAACACGAACAACCTTATCTGTTGACCATTGACCATCAGATACACGAAGCATATTATCACGAGGATAGATTAGTGTTGCTTCTTCATCAAAGAGAATTCTAAAGAATAGTTTGTGTCCATCCCTAGTTCCCTTTGCCGCATACATATCCTTAATGTTTTTGATGAGTTTGCGTTTTGCAATACCATCGGCAAGAGTGTTAGGAAGAGAATCCATAAAGGAGTCTCTAAACTTATCTAAGAAATCATAGACTGTATTATCAACATCTGCATATGCAAGAAGTTGTTGGATATTTTGAACAGGGTTTGCACGATAAGATGCTACAGTTGTGGTTGCACCAGATGTGTTACCAGTTATCGTTTCACCAGTTTGAAATCTTTGTTGGGATGTAATGAATAGACGATTGTTACCATCAAAATCATCAACAAGAATACGAGCAGTTGCACCACAGATTACACCAGTAATTGTTTCACCAACAGCAAACTTACCAACAGATTCTTCAAGAACAATATTCTCACCTGTCTCATCTAGAATATAGTTCTTACTGATTGTTTCTTCAATAACATAATTATTTAAAACCAGAAACAACAAGTTCACCAGCCTCAAGAAACTCATAATAGTATCTGAGAAAAAGACAAAATAAAGGATGATCCGATTGAACAAACTCAGGAAGTTGACTCTGAATATGAGGAGATACTTTATTTTTTAATGTTGGGTCATGTCCAGACATTTAGTAAACCTTAATATGAAGATGATGTTGAGTAACCAGTACCAGCAGAAGAACCACCAGACTCGATTGTGTCATTTTCACCAGTGATTACAGTATTTGTCAAATCAATTGCTAATAGTTGATTTCTAACTGGAACTATATCGTTTGAACGAGCTTGAACAGTAATAGTAATTGTACCATCAGAGTTAGAAACGCCTGAAGGAATAAGAGAAGGCAAGGTTATAGTACCAGTGACATAATCAATTGTTCCAAACACAGAATCAACATAACTTCTATTCGTACCAGACTCTAAGAAGTATGAACGAATGTTGCCAACACCATCATCATCCAAATAAAGAGTATTGGTATTTGAGGCAATTGTAAAACCAGTAGAAGATACAATACCACCAAACATAGAATTATGACCACTATGTGGATTATAAAGTCTGTTAGAAAAATTAATGATGTATTGGTTTGTTGCATTGAATGTTGGTGTAAAAGATTTTGCTATTCTAATAGAAGTAATATTAGAAAGGATAGATGGATCACTAGCATCAATCAAACGAGATAGTTTTGAATATCTGAATACGCCATCAAATTTTTGCAAGTCTGAAGTATTATAAGCAGTAATTGTATTTCTTACAATAGTTTCCAAATCCTGTGCAGTCTTTGTTGTTGTATTTGAATTATATTTAAATGATGTTGTCAGACGAACTTGTGTTGTCTCAGGATCAATAATAGTTGGACGAATAGACGCAATGTTATATCTATCTAAAGAAGTTGTAATAGTATCCTTCTGCGCTTGTGTTAAATTGATTCCAGAAGTTGTTTTGATGGAAACAAATACTTGTCCATATCTTGGTGGATCGTTATCTTCTCCACCCCAAACTTGAACAGCTTGTGCATCTGCAAAAATTTGTGGAATAATAACTTTATAATCTTCAGTTGTAACAGCCCTACCCTGTGAGGAATAATCCAAAGGAGCATTATATTTGATTGACTGGATGGTTTCTGGTTCTGCCCCACCACCAGCAACTGAAGTTGTTGTTATACTGTAATCCACAATTCCACTGAACGCAGAACCACTAAAAGTTTTTGCACCATTAGATGCAGCCTTGTTTGTCACAATATATTCCAAGATAATAATATTACCATCAGTAGGGTTATTTCCTACAACATTATCTCCAAAGTAAACTTCAAACTTTCCATCTTCAATCTCTTGCAAGAAGAACACATTAGATGTTGCAGTAACTTGAGATATATCGGTTGCAAGTGTGTAGATAGTTGTAGTCAAGTCAACAGCAGAATTTTGAACAGATACTTTTAGTGATGTAGTGTCTGCACGATTGTCTGTAACCAAAAATCTTTTTTCTAAATTAGAACTGTCTACTGTATATTTTGCTGTAACAAGAGTTCCTTCATAGATAGGAACATTTTGAAATCTAACAACGCCATTCGTTTTAGTTGTTGTGATATCTTCATTAACAATAAATCCATATGTCGTGTCACTAATTTGTGTTGTAAATTTTGATCCTTTTGGAAGAGTAACACTACCAAGAGTATTGGTATCATTAACAAGGATATCAATATATGCAACAGGAGCCCGAGCAGAACGAGGAGTGTATCCTAAAGTCTTTGCGTGTGAGACTACTGAAGATCGTAGGGTTGCAGTATCAAGAAATGCCTCATTGATTGCCATGTTTGCATTCATAGCAAGATAATGGGTATTATATGCAAGAGCATCAATCAATACAGAAAGTCCAGAACCTTCAAAATTATAATCCGAAAATTCTGTTTGGTTTTTCATGTATGTCTTCAGATTGGTTTTGATATCATCAAAGTCTAATTCTGTGACTTGTAATTTTGTTGCCATTATAGTCTCTCTATCTTAACTGTTCTAACATTAACGTAACACTTTCAACACCAGTAGACGAATTAACTACGAAGAATTCTATAGTAACTTGATATTCGTTTCTATCTGGTTTTGCGATACTTTTTATATCAATCAATTCTGCTCTTGGTTCAAAGTTTTCTATAACATCTTTAACGTGTCTCTTGAGAACATCTGCAACCAATGGAGAAACAGGTTCAAAAAGAATACTGCGAATATTAGAACCAATCTCAGGACGAAAATGTTTTTCATAAAAATTAGTATTAACCAAATTGCGTACACTATTCTTAACTGCTTGTGCATCAGACAACATTGCAATATCACCAGTTACAGGATGTCTACTGAAATTCAAATTAATGTCTTTATAAATTTGAGCACTTCTATCCGAATTATTTGTAAGTTCAGCATCTCTAAATGCAGTAGGGTTTGCAGCCATTTAATATCTCCTCAATCTATTTATAACGATTACATGAGATTAATGAAGGCTCTATTTTTGATATGTTCTTCAACAATATCATCTTTAGACTGCCCCATATACCTTACTGCATGATGTTTCTCAATCATATATTCGTTGATTGATTTATCTGCATAGTTCGTTGTTCTCCACAACTCACCAAGGATACGTCCGTACTTACCTTCTGCGTCCTTCTTTGTTTTAAGAACAATACCACCTTCATCATCTAACATACCTGTGATGAATTTTTTTGCAGCAAGTCCATACTTCTTTTCTTC